CATGCAGGTGAAGCGATCGGAGGTCTTTCTTGTCAGACTGTTCAAGCTCATTCTTGCCAAGCCAAATCAGCATTGTGACGTTGCCTTTCATGGCAACTTCGTACTGTTTTGAGCGTAGGGATCTACGCATCCGAGCGAGTCCCTTTTGGTATGCCCGGTCAATGAGGGGATTCACCGCGCGGTATCGGCGGAGTGTTCTATCTGATATTTCAAGCTCTGTCGCAATATCAGGCCACCGAAATCCTTCATGTGCCCATTCTGCAATGGTGTCCAGTGGCACTTCTGACAGTTTCGGCTTGCTACTCATTAGCCTCCATCCTCCCCAAGAGACCGCACGAACCCCTTCCCAAGTCGCTGCTCAATCACAGCACGATCGACTGGCAAAGCCTCAAGCTCTTCGTCAAGATGATCTCCTTCAGCAATCTCCATATTTAGCGTGAGCACCATACCCCCACCACCTGTGAAGTTCGGCATCGGCCCCTGTCCTGCCATGTGTACACGACCTGAACCGTCGAGCACCTACCACCTTAATGTGATCCCCTTGTCAGAAAATGAGAGAAAGATGCGAAACGGCCCATTGGTCAACATTAGCAATCAACTCCCAGAAGAGCCGCTAGCTGCTTGTTCACTGCGATGAAGACCCCGCTAGGTGTCTCCCCTGGCTTGAACGTGCCTTCGTAGTACAGCCCGTCTTCCTTCGAGACGAACCCCTCTGGCAGCTTCTTATCAGCAAACGCCTTGGGATCGTAAGAATTGAGATTCGCGTCAGGCGTACCGTATGGAAGAATCAGAATGCTGTACTCACGCTCTTCAGCCATCAGTCACGCCCCTTGCTGCGGATTATCACAACCGCAAGCCCAAGCAGTACACCGAAAACACAGACCCACAAAAGCTGTGTACCGAATCCCTCGTAAGCTGCCGCAACTTCTTTCCCTACCGTCGCTAGTTCTCTTGTGACTTCCGTGAGGTCGTTCATTATTTCCCGAGTCTCAGGAGAACCTGCTTGCCTGAGATAGGACACTTCGCCGCATACGGATACTCGCACTTCTCCCAGTTCTCACGCAGCTTGAAGAG